TTACTTGTTACCGTCCGCGTCTTTCTTAGGCTTCTCAGTCGCAGCAGCCGCAACATTAGCGGCAGTCTCGGCGGCAGCAGCGGCAGCGTCGGTCGAAGCGGTCGCGGCGGCAGTAGCGGCAGCGTCAACTTCTCCATTGAAGTTCAGCGCAGGTAGGGGATTGTCTCCGTGGTCGAAGGGTTTGACCGAGGGGTAGAATTCAGCCAGTGCGTCGTTGGGCGGCCAGCCTGCATCTATCAGGGTCTTAAATGCCTCGGCCTTGCCAAGCTGCATCTCGACGGTATCCTTCAATGCGGGGATTTTATCCGTGTCGCCTATTATCTCGTAGTTCTCGCTGAACAAGTCGGCCAACTCCAAATTGAGTCTGACCAACACGCGCTCTAGGAGGGGGTTGACTGTGTTTGTCCAGAACTGCATGCTCTGGTCTCTAACACCAGCACTTCTTCCGCTGCTGGACTCTTGGTTGAACACGCCTGCGATTGAGGGGGGCACGCCGAAGAGCGAGAGAATCTCTTCACGTGCATTCTTCAGGGTGTTCAGCCAGTCGAGGTCTTTGGGGTTCGGGGTCGTCTGTTGCCAGTTCAAGCCTCCCTCTAAGACCAGTACCTTACCAACCTTGCTGGTGCCCTCGTAGTTCTGGCGCAGCTCGCGTTTCATTCGCCTGAACTCGGTCTCGCTCATTGCCTCTTCCGAGGTGATGATACCGGACGGCCACGTCGCGTTGTTGAAGTACGACGTGTTCCAGCTTCTTGCTTGGTGGTCGGTGTTAATCATGCTACGGGCTGCTTGTATAGGTGACAGGCCGTACCTGCTCTCTCCGCGAGGGTCGGGCAGCTTGATGTGGATGATGCTCCGCTTCGGGAAGGAGATGGTCTTGTCGTTGACTACGTAACGGTAGCCCTTGATGAAGTGCTTGCGGTCAGGCACGACGACCATGTTTTTAGGGTTAAGGATGTAAAGTTCTTTGGGTCGGCCACGGCTGTCGGTCTCGGCTTTCTCGATGAAGGCGTTGCCCGTAAGTAAGAGGTGCTGGACGATGGTCTCAAGGAACTCGACGCGAGTAGTGTGAGGGTTGGGCTGCTCAAGGAGCTTAACGAGTCCTTGGCCCATTTTGACCTCGTCGTTGGCTTTGCCTTTCTTGCGCTTGTCTACTACTCTTAGGGAAATCTGATTCAGGGCGTTCGTGATGCGGTTGATGGCGATGTAAACCCAGAGGCTGCGGGCGTACTGCCCGAGCATGTCAGTGTGACTCTGGTCGCCTTGGATGCCGAGGTCACCGTACCCCTGTCCTGAGGAGGGCGGCTGGAAGATATTGCTGGCTCCGTGGTTCGTATCCTCGTGAATAAGAGGCGCAGCAGCCGAGGACTTCTCTTCGGTGTCGATAGAAGCTATACGTCTCTCTGTCAATCCGATGCCCGTTGCCTTCCTTACCCGGTCTATAAAAGCCATTAGTAGCCCTCCTCGCAGCTTTGCCGCGTTATACATCTATTATAGCATGGTTTTCTGGTGATTTCTCACGATTTCTGGTTGGTATCTGGGGTGGACAAACTGACAACCTGTAGTACCTACCTTGGGACAAACTGACAACCTGTAGTACCTACCTTGGGACAAACTGACGAAAACTCGAATTCCTTCTCCACACCCCCCCCTAAGTTGTAACAAACTGACGAGATAGAGTACTGTGGGGTGACACACTGCGTCATTCTTCTTCATTTAATATACCCCCTAGTATTTTTAAGTAATAATAATAATAATAGTAGGAGGGGTAGGCTTCAGAAGTCAATCTCGTCAGTTTAGTACAAGATAGGAGGGGTGGAGCCTTAATTCGTAAAGTTGTCAGTTTGTTACAAGTTAGGAGGGGGGGTGGAGCCTTAATTCGTAAAGTTGTCAGTTTGTCCCCCACGTAGTACATAATATATTGACAGCAGGGGCGAAAGTGTGCTATACTGAAGGTATGGCTATTTTAACTAAGGAAATCCCCTGCTGGGACAAGTGGGGTTCCGAAGCACTCAAGCGCAAGCGTTCAGAGATTGGCAATAGGGAATTTAATAGGGGCTGGCGTCAGAAAGCTATCTCAGAAGATGACATGCTTATCCAGCCCGCTCACGTGGATGCCTGCAAGAACTTCGACGCTGAGCTGCTCTATCCCGGCGACCCAGACTGCGAGATATACAGCAAGGGTAAGTGGTCCACGTTTTTTGGAGTAGACCTCGCAATCGCAGGCACCGAGCGCGGGGGTGACTACTTCGTTATCACCGTCATCGCTGTGGAGCGTCCTAGCTTCAAGCGGCACGTCGTTGGCGTGTACCGTCAGCGAGGGCTGACCTTTAAGTCTCAGCTAGAGATGGTGCAGCAGTACGACACGGCATTCCACCCCACCCTCGTCTGCGTAGAGAACGTAGCCTATCAGGATGCCTTCGTTCAGGAGCTACAGAGAACGACCCCCATCCCTGTCCACCCGTTCGCCACCTCAGCCATCAACAAGCACAGCCTTGAGAGCGGCCTCCCTCGTCTGGCTGTGGAAATCGAGCAGGCTCGCTGGAGTATCCCGTGGGCTGAGGGCAAGACCAGAGACACGATGAGAATACTCACGGACGAGATGGTCAACTACGGTATCGCCCGGCACGACGATATGCTGATGAGCTTGTTCTTCGCACGGATAGCCGCCACGCAGGTGAAAGTATCCACAGCCAAGCGCGTTCGTGTTATCTAGGCTTGACACGACCCCTCACTCTGTGCTATACTTCTAGTATGACTGTCGAACCAAAACCCGTAAAGGCATACAACGCCGTCTGGTACGCCACTAACTTCACCGAAGAAGAGAGTGACTTCGACTCGATGGCTACAGGAGCTATCATGTCAGCAGAGCTGAGCAAGGATTACAAGCTCGCCGAGGAGCTGCGCGAGATGCAGCGGCAGACGCACAAGGAAACCCACGACAAACAGCAGCAGGGCACCGCCTACTCTCCTCTGGGTTGGCCTAAGTACGCAGTCACCCGAGGCGGCCAACTAATTCGATACCCAGAAGACGCCCAACCGACCTACCTCGACTGGGAGGTAATGAAAGGTGCTGCTAGTGCCAGCCACAGACTACAGCTCGACGGGAAGCAGCACCGGGTACGCGGAGTGGACATGATGATTAACAACTTCTTCCCTGTCGGCGTGGTGAAGAGTGTTGAATACAAAGATGGCGACCCCTTCAACCTCTCAGTTGATAACTTAGAGGTAACAACCGGAACCTACGTCAGGAAGACGTGGAAGGCGTTCGCAAGAGCCTGCCATATCATGCCCGCTGGCCCCTCCAAGCACCCCCAGCGACTAGAAGGGTTCCACTGCCAGCAAACCATCGACGACTGTGAGAAGGAGCACGGCTTTTACGCCCCTCGGTTTCAAGCCATCCTCGACGACTACATGAACCTGTTCTGGAAGAACAAATGCCAGAATGCACAGTGTACAGAGGGGAAGCCTAAGAAGCTCTACTGGACTCTGGACGGGCAGTTCATTATGCTAGGAACCAAGCAAGGGTACGTCGCCGTCCTCGACTACAACAAACTGGAGCGCGTCAAGCCTATGTGTGGCTACTGTACAAACGTGCCTGCATTCTATGAATAAGTATCTGAAAGCAGCGCTCATCATCTGGGCGGTTAAGGGGCTAGTCCTCTTCACATGGTGGACAGCCTACGCAGGTCAGCCCGTAATGGACATGGCTCCTCGTTGGGATGGAGGCTACGGCTTCCAAGTCAGGTTTGAGAACGACAACACATGGTACGAGGGCGTCTACACGTTCGACAAGTCAGTGCGCGTGACGGTCAAGATACCACAGAACGGCTCAGCCATCCTAGCGATGCCGCTGAAGCATTACGTCAACAAGAAGGGGTTCACTAGCAACTACAGCGTGACCCCCCAAGTGAAGACGAATGGTGACGTAGGGCTAGGCGTTGGTTACTCGTCAGAGTCGCGGGAGTGGTACACAAGCATAGGTCTCACGTCTTGGAGTGATGGCGACGTACAGTTCAGCAGCACCCTAGGTAAACTTATCTACCGGGACAACGACAGCAACTCAGGGCTGTTCCTCATGGGAGACTTTAAAGCGACAGATGATTACACGACGGTAGGGCCACGGCTGATGTTCTACCGAGATAACGTGTCAGCGAGCGCAGGAGTTGCGTTCGGTAACGATTGGCCACGATTGGAAATAGGAATAGGAGTAACATACTAATGAACAAACTAATGATAGCACTGGCCCTCGTGGTCGCAATGGCAATACCCGCGCAAGCGATAACCCTCGTACTTACGGTTGACGGCGTGGTGTGTGGCTTCTGTGCCAAGGGCATTGAGAACCACATGACCAAGCTCGACAGCGTAGAGTCCACCGAGACAAACATAGACGAGGGAATCGTCCGTGTCTATATCAAGGACGGCGCAGAAGTTCCCGGTGTTAAGGTGGTGGAAGAAGTCATCAATGACGCTGGCTTCAACCTGCGTAGCTGGAAGCTCGTGCAGTGAGTAAGGTATCGACCAGCACCGCAGCATCCCTCGCGCTCGTGGGGACGACTTGTTGCGCCCTCCCTGCTCTGCTGGTCACACTGGGGATGGGGAGCGCAGTGGCGTCTATGATGTCCACGTTCCCCTTCCTCATCACCCTGTCCAAGTACAAGATATACACGTTCGCCCTGACCGGAGCTGCGCTGGCGTACTCGTGGTTCAGGCTCAACCGTGTGGAGTCCTGTACGATAGCCGACAGGGGTAGACTGTCCACCCAGCGGGTCATCCTGTGGGTAGCCTCGGTGACGCTCGCAGTGTCAGTCACTGTAGCTTACATACTCCCGTATTTCCTATAATTGGCTTGTCTTCTAGCGGAATCTATGCTATAATAGTAATATGAGTAAAACACCCAAGAAGAAAGGCCCCCGAATGGATAAGCGCAGTATTGAGATTGACCTTGAGAACCTACCGGACGACTCTCACCTCGTCATGTCAGCGGATGAACTAGAGAAGAACCTAGACGAAGCTGGCGAACAGTTGATGGACTTAGCGCTCTACGGAAACGCCCCAGACATCGCAGACATCTCGTACAAACTCTACGCGGACTACAAGAAGGGCTTGTTGCCTAAAGTTTTCGAGGACGACGATGAGTTGATGCAGTTTTATCAGGATAGGAAGAAAGAAACTGTGCTCAAGCTCACCGCGTTCATTCAGGCAGCCGGTACAGCACTCCTCGACAGCGACAAGATTGAAGTTGCGTCGGTGAGGGATTTGACGGCTTCGATTGGTCAGGCGCTCAAACTTATCCAAGGCATGGTGGGCGCTGACAACAAGACCGTCGTTGAGCATGACCACAAGCATGACGTCAGCAAGGACATGAGCGAGAAGGATATCAACGAGCGCGTCAGGATAGCGCAGGACAAGCTCAACGCTATCGACGTGGAAGTGGAAGAAGCCGAACAGAAGGAACCCATAGATTACAAGAAACGGCCTTTGGGATGAAGACCACCCAGATAAAGGATTTAGAGGAGTTAGAAGCCCTCGCTGCCGCCGCTGAAGGCATGCAACACCAGCGCAAACTCCAGAAGGCGCGTGACAGCTTCGAGGACTTCTGCGAGATGGCCATCAAGGACGAGGTAACCGGAAAGGCCATCACGCTCGCACCGCTGCACAAGGCGTGGGTAGGACACATGAGATTCTGTCTTGAGCACGAGCTTAACTGTCTCGTGTTGGCTCCCATGGGTAGCGGCAAGACCCAGCTCTTTGGGATAGCTCTGCCGGTGTACCTCATCGGCTCCAACCCTAACATACGCCTCAAGCTCATCGGACTGTCAGACGACAGCGCGAAGGAGAGGCTCGCCTCCATCCGTACTTACATCGCTCACGATGAAGATGTGAAGGCCATCTTCCCCGGCCTGAAGCCTGACGAGGGACGTGAGTGGACGAAACACAGATTATTCGTAGAGCGAACAACCAACGCGAAGGATGCAAGCATCGACGCGAAGGGCGTGACCTCCACGGGCATTGGTGGTCGTTGTGACTACCTGCTCGCAGATGACTTGGGAGACTATAACTCTGTCATCGCGCAGCCCGCCAAGCGAGACGCTATTAACAACACTTTTAAAATCGTCTGGTTGACGAGAATAGAGCCGACGGGTAGCGCAATTATGATTGCGACCCGGTGGCACGAGCGAGACCTCGCTGGCGAAATAATCAACGACCCCGAAGTCCGAGAGCGTTGGGGAGTCCTCATCCAACGTGTCAGCGACGACTTTGAGAGCATCGAGCAGGAAGTGCTCATCGGCGACCAGTACGCCGAGGACTACGCCAAGGCAATGGACGGTTTTGATATTCGGCTGGACACGGAAGGCTAGATGTGCTATAATGGATACATGATTCCCGCTAAGCCCATACATATTGACACCGTGAAAGAGTACGCACAGTACCGTGTCAGCAACCCCGCCAGTCAGTACCCTAACCCCAACGGACGCAAGGGGGGAGGGTCGTGGAGCCAGCAACTACTGGAGAATAGCCTCGGCGACATGTCTATGAGCTTCACCACTTACACCGAGTACCAGAGGCGGCTGTTCGACATGGACGCCCAGTTATTTAACGCCCGCTACCCCGAGAGAGGTTCGACCCACAGGTATCGCCCCCAGATAGAGGTCAGGCCTTTCTTCTCGGTCGCCGACGAGGGTGTCCAAGGTAGAGCCTGCCGGAAGCACGGCAAAGCCCCCTTTCCCGAGCTGGGCTGCCTGTCGGTGCCCCTGCTCTCCACGGCCACCGAGCTGCTCATTAAGATGACCAGCGAGCCTACCCCGGCGGTTATTGTCAGCACCTCAGGCTATATCATCGAGTTTTGCTACATTGCGCCTGAGGCTAAGATTAGAAACGGCCCCACCCACATACGCCTAATAGAGGTCAACCCAGACAGCAAATATTGGCAGAATTTCTGCTAGAACCATGGTATAATAGACTATACCCAATAGGAGGATTACGAATGGCCCTTAGCAAGAAATGCAGTAAATGTAACGAAGTAATAGGTGTAGAATCCTTCTATAGCGTCAAGGGTAAGCCCGTCCAGCCGTGTAAGGACTGCCGGAAGACCTACGCTAAGGCGTGGAGAAAGGACAACCCCGAATACTACAACACGTGGGCCAAAGAGAACAAGGACAAGGTCAAGCAGAAGAACCAGAACTACCAGCGCAGACGTAGGCTTGCTAAGCCTGTCGTCGCCATGCTTCTGGCCTTATCCTTCCTCACCACACCCGCACTGGCTCTTGAAGTCGGAGATGTGGTATGTGGTAAGAAACCCGTGGGCATCTACCCCATCAACAAGGTAGTCCGAATCGTGGATGGAGATACACAGGACGTACTCGTCAACCTCGGCCTCGATACCTACGTCGTTAGGCGCACCCGTCTGTTAGGGGTCGATACCCCGGAGACACGTGGTGTAGAGAAGCCTGATGGAGAGGTTGCCAAGGCATACACTATTAAGTGGTTCGCTGACCACAAAGACGAAGACCTCCACCTGATATACTTCGGCAAGGGTAAGTTTGGACGCGCTCTCTCCGTCATCAGGGCTGGAGACGACTTCCTGAACGTAGACATCATCACATCTGGTAATCACGCCAAAAAGCACGAAGGCAAACCCTACTGCGGCGGCTCACGGAAGGCGAAGCCCGTTGCCGAGTAAGGGCAAAAAGAGCATACTAGCTCCGCTAGATGGCAAGAAGGTGAAGATAGGCTCGCACAAGTTCGACGTCTCAGTTCGTAAAGGACTCTGGCCGCTGAACCCCAGTGACGTAAAGTCCAATAAGCAGAACCTCGGCAAAGCCAGCCACGCCTACGGCTACATGTGTCCAGCAACCCTAGAACTAGCCTTCTCCTCTGAGCTGGCTGACAGTATGGCCCTTGAAACCATGCTGCACGAATTTCTCCACGCACTGTGTGAACTCACGGGCTGTCGTGAGGATTTCAAGCTAGGCAGAGAGGAGCAGATAGTTCAGGCGCTCGGACACGGCCTCGCCGGCATATTCATGGAAAACAAACACGTTATGACCATTATCAACGAAATCGTAGGTAAGAAACGTGGACGTAAGTAGCAGAGTACAAAAGGCCGTGAACCAACGGCAGATAAGCGACGGGTGGTTCTTGTTCATATTTGGCACCATCACCGCGTTGGTTCTCGTCACAGCAGAGATAGCCATGCTCCTCAAGAACGGTACTGTCGCCGTGTACAAAAGAGTCAGAAGCGTTATATGATGCTCGACTCATTATACCGACTTTATCACAGACGCTCTTCGTCGCTGGATAAGGCGATGGCCGAGCGTTTCTACTGGATGGACACCTCCGACCGGGAGCAGCCCGTCATCGTCAGAAAGCTCGTGGCTCACTCTCACTACCCTGACTGTCACTGCTGCGACTCCCAGCAAGACACGAGAGGCGGGCGCAAAGCCAACATGTATTTCACAGAGGACGACAGGAAGGTCATATACTTCTTCTGTAGCCTCGATTGCCTTGCAGAGTTCAAGAAACAATTACCGTAAATAGGTCTATAGACCCTTGACAGGAGCAGCACATTTGTGCTATACTATAAGTATGAGTAAGAAACCAGACCACTACAACACACCCATTTCTCCCATCGCCTACATACTGGCGAATGGACTTGACTTCTGCGAAGGCAACGTAGTTAAATACGTGTCTCGTTGGCGCGCCAAGGACGGGGTAGCCGACCTTGAGAAGGCCATCGAGTACCTCCAGTTCCTCATCGACGAGGAGGAGTACACCGAAGCCGAAGAGTTCTCAGCTCAACAGGAAGAGAGCAGGGACTTCTCAAAGCTCTTCGACGACTGGGTTGAGGAGGGCGGCGCACTGGGTATGAACGACACCCTGCCCAAGCCTATCTCGTCTACGCCTGCTCACGATGCGTACCGAAACGGTTTGCGCGAGAGATGGGCCGGTTACTACTCGCGTGAAGACCTCGCCGCAACCGAGCCTATCTCGCTGGAGGAAGCCATTGCCAAGCGCATGGAGACCGCCGACCCCTTCACTAAGGAGTGCTTCGACGACTTGATGGAGATTCGCAGACGCGAAGCTGCGCGTAAGGAGAGCAAGTAATGGGACAGAAGAAGAAGCCCGCCAAGATGGCGAACCGGGCCAAGGAGCTAGTCTTTAAGGCCGAGTGTCGCCAGCACTGCGACAAGCCCATGAGTCTGGCCAAGTGGGCAGGTGCTGGAAGGCGTGGTATGTTCTGGGCCTGTGAGTGCGGACACCTCGTACCTCAGCTTGAGATGAAGACCGCCTACGTCAAAGAGCAGATTGCGTTCAAGAACAAAGTCACGGAGCAGGCGAGACAAGACAGACTCGCAAGAGGAGAGTAATGACCCCGACCTCCTCTGTCATCATCAGAACCTTCGGTCGCCCTGAAACCTTCTACGCCGCAGCAAGTAGCCTGCGGGAAGGGTGGGATACGACGGTAGTGTTCGACGGGCCTGCGCCCGCTGACTTCTCACTCCCCGAGGGAACCAAGCTCCTTCAGCTCCCAGAGTTTAAGGGAGGGAACGGGTACGCAGCGGCCAACCTTGGGGTCTCCCAAGCAAACACCGACTACATCGTATTCTTGGACGACGACGACCAGTTCGTTAGGGGCGCAGGAGAGGTGCTCAAGGAAGCGTTCACTAGATTTCAGCCAGACATGTTAGTTCCAACCATCCTGCACAAAGGCCTCGTAAAGGTTTGTCACAGTCCCGGCCTGCGCGCTGGAAACGTAGCAATGGTTATCTACAAGAGGGAGGTGCTACTTAAACACCCCTTCTACTTCCCTCGCGGCAGAGGACTGTCAGACTGGCACCACGTTGCGGACTGCGTTGATGCCGGATGCACGATTGAGTGGATAGGTGAGGTGATGTATATTATTCGCCCCGACCTTGAGGGTAACAGTGGTCTCGCTAACGGAGAACACCCCCCTGATGTCTAAGGAGAAGAGCAACGCTGACCTCACCCAGCTATACAGCACTTGGGGAGACAAGCTCCTTCAGCACACCGACATGCTGCACGGTATCCAGTACGACAAGAAGTTCGCGCCGGTTACTATCCAGTTAGCCCTAACCGAGGTGTGCGACAGCGACTGTCCCTTCTGCTCGGTAGCACGTCGCCCGCTGAAGAGCTGCTTGCCTTTCAGCAAGGTAGAACAACTACTGCGAGATTTCAAGAGCTTAGGAGCCAAGAGCGTGGAGATTACCGGAGGCGGTAACCCCCTGCTGTACCGGGATAAGACGGTGGGCAAAAACATCAACGATGTTATACAACTTGCCAGCGACCTAGGTTACGACATAGGGATTATCACGAACAGTCACGACCTCAAGTTCATAGACGCTGGCCTGTACGACCTAATCAACTGGGTTAGGGTGAGCCTCATCCAGCTAGACGAAGGCACCGAGCCAGAGGAGTACAACTTCCGTGGCCTCCCCTACGACAAGCTGGGGTTCAGCTACATAGTGTACGAGAGCACGGGTGGTGTCCCTGACGAAGCGTCGAGGAAGGGGAAGCCCTACGAAGGCACCACCGCAGGCACCCTAAGTAAGATTGCCAAACTGGTTGAGCTGCACCCCGACATAAAGTTCGTCCGCATAGCGGGCAACTGCCTAATCAAGGGGAATAACGCCTCAGTGCGCGACACCTACGCAGACATCTTCGACAAAATGGACGACCACGGCAAGATATTCATCAAGGACATCGGAGACGACGATGGGCCGTTCGAGGACGGCTGTTACGTGGGGCTTGTGAGGCCGTATATAGCGCCGCACCCTGACGGCGGGGATTACCAAGTATATGTCTGCACCAGCCACGTTCTGAACACGAGGACGTATGACATGGACTACTCGTTAGGCTCCATTGACGACATCAAGGAGATATGGGAGCGCGCTTCCTACAACTACGCTACCACGGGCTACCCTTACGAAGTGAAGGGTAACTACGGGGCGAAGTGGACAGAAACTTGTAGGTTCTGCTACTATAAGAACAACAACAAGCTGCTGCACACCGTAGCGAACGAGATGCCGGATAAGAACTTCCCGTGAGTAAGTACGACGAGAAATACTACAATAGCCTCAACTACGTTGACTACCTGTCACGAGAGGGCCGCTACGCCCAGACAGCGAAGGAGCTGTCATCCCTGCTAGAGCAGGTTGGCGTGGTTAGCAAGAACTCGACCATCCTCGACTTCGGATGCGCTGTCGGCTTCCTTGTGACGGCTCTTACAGACCTTGACTACACCAACGTCAGCGGGTACGACATAAGCGAGTGGGCTACGGCGCAGGCAGTGGAGAGAGGAGTCGAGATGCTGGACAGTCCAGCAGGACAGTACGACACCGTGTTCTGCTTAGACGTCTTTGAGCACATGACCGACCAAGAGGTTTCAGAGTTCCTGTCCCAGTGCAAGGCCCGTGCCTACGTCCTGCGGATACCGTGCTCTGCTAACGGAGGCGAGTCCTTCGCGCTGAGCGTATCGAACGAAGACCCCACCCACATCAACTGCAAGACCAAGGAGCAGTGGTTGGCACTCTTTCGCACCGCCTTCCCGTCCCTAGTCCTCTTGTCTCTACACACGTTCACCGTCTACGACTCAGAGGGAGTCATGTGCTGCTTACTGCTCCCCGGAGGAGACTAATGAAAAAGTTCACCATAGGATTCATCGCCCACGACGAAGAAGTATACAACAAACACCTCGGCCCCAGTATCATTGCGCTGGACGAGGAGTATGACGTCATACACACCACAGACGAGAAGTGTCCGGCGACGAACTACAACACGATAATAGAGAAGTCTACCACCCCCTACATCATCCTTACGCATCAAGATATCTCTTTCTCGAAAGACCTCCTGAAGCAGATAGAGATAACCATAGATGCTGTCGGTGACGACTTCGGGGCGCTGGGGTTGGTGGGGGTTAATGGCAACAGGGACTACCTGTGGGCTAACCTAGACTACATCCACGAAGTCCAGACACTCGACGCCTGCTTCATTGTTATCAGGAGAGAGAACGCACTTAGGTTCGACGACGTCATATATGACGACTTCCACCTGTACGTAGAGAACTACTGTGCTGAGATTACGCACGAGCCTTACAACCAGCAGGTCTTTACGATACTCATGGGGGGAGTGGGCGACCCCGAGGACGTAAACCCAGACGGGACGCACATGACCCACCACAGCAGTACGCTAGTTAAAGAAGGAGTAGTGTGGGGTCGTTACTACGAGTACTTGCAGAAGTTTTTCGTCAAGTGGAGGAACATACAAGTAACATGAGCTATCTAGGATGGATTGGGACTATCTGCGTCTTAGCAGGCAGAGTGTTCTTCGTCTACGGCCTCATGGACATCGGGTTCGCTGTGAGCGTAACAGGCGACATACTGTGGTTAGCTTACGGCATCAAGGCGCGCATATGGAGCTTGGCTCTGTTGGACGCGGTCTTGCTAGTCACCGACATAACCGGAGTAATGGTACACATAAGATGAAAACTTACCTCGACCTACTAGGCAACATACTACTTAACGGCGTCCAGAGCGACGACAGGACAGGCACGGGTACTATTAGCACCTTCGGCACCCAGTCCCGCTACGACCTGACGGAGAACAACCTCCCGGTCGTTACCTCTAAGTTCGTACACCTCCCCAGTGTTATCCACGAGCTGATATGGTTCCTGAGTGGAGATACCAACACGGAGTACCTCACAGAGAGGGGGATTAAGATATGGAACGAGTGGAGTGATGCGCAAGGAGAGCTAGGCAAGGTCTATGGCCACCAGTGGAGAAGCTGGGGTGGTCAGTTACACAGCCCCGGCTTTGACCAGATAGCCAACGTCGTCCAGAGCATCAAGGAAGACCCGTACTCTCGCCGGCACATCGTATCAGCGTGGAATCCAGCCGAAATTGACCAGATGGCGTTACCACCCTGCCATAT